AACTGAATTCGGTCTGAGTAAGGCGGGGCTTTTCCGGGCAGTCGCCGAACTCGATGAGAATATTAAACGCGAATTTGTGCAATTGCTCGCAACGTTTGCCTACATGGACTATTCGCGCAGCGCCGCAAGCCAACGCCCATGTACCTGTTGCGGTGGTACCGGGTTTATCGACACGGAGGTATTCACCACTAAATCACACATGCCTTTCCCGGCGCGCGACTTTGTGAAAACCTCTGTTCGTATGGGCGTCGAAGGCTTCGTGCCGTCCAGTTATGAAAAAGTCAGAGAGGTAAGAGAGATTCAGCGTGTCCGTTGCGGTACCTGTGAAGGTAAGGGCGTGATCAGCAATGCGTGTCGCTGTCATGGTAAGGGCCAAGTGCTGGACATTGAGCAGAGCGAGATTCAGGGCGTACCTGTCATGAAAACCTGCACCAAATGCACCGGCCGCGGTTATGCGCGCCTGCCTGCTGAAACTGTGCGCCGTGCTGTTGGGTATGCCGTTATGGCAGTAAGCCAGCCAACATGGTCACGCAATTTTAAACCGTTCTATGAAGCGCTCATTACCCAGTGCCACAAGGAAGAGTCCATAGCCGGTGAGATGCTGCAGCGTGTAACCGGAAACAGCGAAATCAGGCATATGAAGCAATAAGATTTATCTCATGTATTGACGGCGTGAATAAAATGGACCATTATCACGCCAATGATGGGATTTCTCCGCGCTGTTCATCAGCGGGAAAAACCCGAACAGTTGCAAGTTGTGGATTAACTGAAAGCGCCCGCGGCCTTACCAGCCAGCGGGCGTTTTTGCTTTAAAGGCTTGTGAGGTGGCATGAAACACATCGCTGTTTGTGCCTCCGGGCCATCGCTCACCAAAGAAGACTGCGCACAAGTCAGTGACGCGGGAATTCCCCTGATTACAGTGAATTCCAGCTGGAGCGCCGCGCCTCAGTGCAGGTACATCTACGCCGGGGATCTGGACTGGTGGGATAAATATCACGCACAGATTTCATCTGCCGCAGAGCGCTGGACCTGTAACGAGAGGGCCGCTTCGCGTTATGGGTTGCGGCTTTTCGATACGGACACGTCCGGTACATTCAATTCAGGCCAGCGCGCCATTCTGTTTGCCATGCACCTCGGCGCTGAAAACATCATTTTGCTCGGCTATGACTGCTCGGTGACAAACGGGCTGCACTGGCACGGGGCGCACGACGGTATAAGCAATCCGACACCAGATAATGTCCGGCGCTGGCATGGCGAGTTTGCACGTATTGCTGATTCACAGCCCGGCGCGCGGATAGTGAACTGCAGCAGACAAACCAGCCTCACCTGTTTTACCAGGGCGTCGCTTGAGGACGTAATCAGGGAAATTCATGAAACCAATATTCATTGATGGCATGCAGGGGCTGGGCGATTCGATTTATCAGCGTGCTTTTGTGAAGCAGTTGCCGCCCGGATCGTTCATCAAAACCGCGTGGCCGGAAATTTATCAGGATTTGCCAGTATTCACTGTGCGCAGTGAGACAACACTACGCACACAGCGTAAGAACGAAGACAGTTCACGGGCTGACTGGCAGACGTTGCCCGACAGTTACGACACGCGCCGCATATTCTACGGGCCCGCTGAGCTTGAGCGCGGTTCTATCATCGATGCCATGCGCGAGCGTTTTCATACTGAGCCAGGTCAGTTCGATTTGCCATCGTTCCACGCTGGACAGCATTACAGTGATAAGCCGGTTGCAGTTATCCGGCCCGCTACAGTGCGCAGTGAATGGCGTAGCGATTCCCGTAATCCGGATCCTGATTACCTTGTCCAGGCGTCTCGCATCCTGCGACGTCACTTTTTCGTAATCAGTGTTGCAGATCTGGAAGAGGGGAAAGAGTGGCTGGTGGGTGAGAAGCCCGAAGCAGATTTGTATCTGCACAGCGGCGAACTGAATCTGTGCAGCCTGCTGTCACTGGTGGAAAACGCCGCGGTCGTCGTCACGCCAGTTGGCTGGGCGCTGCCCGCTGCTATTTGTTACCAGACGCCTGTTTTTGTTGTGGCCGGTGGGCGGGGTGCGCATAACGCGCCTGACGTCGTGACCGACCACACAATGAATCTTCAAAACGTTGGCTGGGCGCTCCCTGACAATTACTGCCGCTGCCATCAGTGGGACCATCAATGCGATAAGCGCATTACCGGATTCAGCAACAAATTTGAGGCTTGGCTGAATGAGAGAGTTTTATCAGAGAGTCGATAGCGAACTGGTGTTCTTTCCCGAGCTAGGGATCGGTCGCTATCCGGTACCGCGCGAACGTCCTTATAACGTGGATTACTTCGAGCGCTATAAGAGAATGGCAGACACCGAAACCGGGCGCCTGCTCACACTGTCACGCATCGAGCTGATTGCGCGACATTACCATGGACCTGTCCTTGATGTAGGGATTGGCGCTGGCCAGTTTGTTGTCTCGCGTGCAATGACGTTCGGCTATGACGTTAACCCCGCTGGCGTGGAATGGCTGAAAGAGAAAGGGCTCTACCGGGATTTATATAAAACATCCTGTCCGGCGATCAGTATGTGGGATGTGCTCGAACACATTGACGATCCGGAAGCAGCAGTAGCCAGAGCCGGTGAATTCGTATTTGTGTCTATCCCGATTTTCCGTGACAGTGCGGACATCCTCCGCTCTCATCACTTCCGCAAAGACGAGCACATCTGGTACTTCACCGACGAAGGTTTGCGCAACTGGTTCAGTAAGCAGGGCTTTGAATGCGTGGAACATAATCAGATGGAATGTGACCTGGGCCGTAAGGGCATAGGGACTTACGCATTTAAGCGCATCGACTAAATCCGCATTGCGGATCCTCACCATTGGCTACCCAACGGCGGCAGGAAGCTTTTTCACTCGACATGTAAAAAGCTAACCGGGCTTGTCCAGTTCAGAAAGTAGACAATTCCTAATTGGATAAGTCCCCGTCTGGGGTGGATATGAAAATTATGCCTGACAAAATTGCATCAGGGGTTACCTACTGCGCGTCGGGTGGCCTGGTCTGTAACGGCCTTTTCAACTGGCATGACTGGGTTTATCACCTGGACTGGAATTTTATCGGTCTGGTCAGTGGCGTGATGCTCGGTATAGCGACCTTCGTCGTGAACGCTTATTACAAGCGCAAAGAGAGCAACCGTGAAGAGATGGCCAGAAAGTTCGAGGCAGAGCAGGAGAGTTTGCGCACTGCGGCGATCCAGAGTTATTTGAACCGCTCACCCTCGCATGACGAGGACAAAGCGCCCGAAGTAGTCGATACAGTCAACAAGGCTTTGAAGCTGGCGGAGAAAGCATAATGGCTATTTCACCTGCTTTACGTAAAAGCCTCATCACAGCAGCTGGTGGCGGTGCGTTGGCCATCGCGGCTGTTCTGGTTCCAGGTCTCGAAGGCAATTCTTACACGCCATACCGTGATGTCGGCGGCGTCTGGACTGTATGCAACGGCATAACTGGCCCGGACGTTATTCAGGGGAAAACATATACCCAAAAAGAGTGCGACGCGCTTCTGCAAAAGCACCTGCAGCCTTATGCCCGGTCTGTGGAAAGGTCCGTAAAGGTGCCATCGAATGCATATCAGAAAGCCGCTCTTATCAGTTTTAGCTATAACGTCGGCATTAATGCATTCGAGCATTCATCGGTACTGCGCAACCTTAATGCCGGTCGCTATCAGCAAGCCTGCGATGGCCTTCGTAGCTGGGTATATGTTGACCGCGTGAGGGTTCAGGGGCTTGCCAATCGTCGCGATGTTGAGCGTGAGATTTGCAACTGGAGCCTTAACCCATGACCTGGTTAATTATTAACTGGCGCGTTGTGCTGGCGTTCCTGCTGGTGGTGTTGATAGCGGCTTTATTACTTGCTGCTGCCACTACCGCGACAACGCCGTTTATTTCCGTGATCAGCGTGATAAACAGAAGGCGGTTACTGACAGCCTCCAGGCAACTATCAATGACATGCAGAAACGCCAGCAGTCAGTTGCGGCAATCGATGCCAGATACACGAAGGACTTAGCCGATGCGCAAAAAAACATTAGCGATCTGCGTAGGGATGTCGATTCTGGGGCTAAGCGCCTGCGCGTCTCAGCCAAATGTGATCGGCCAGTGTCCGGTAAATCCTCCTCCACCCGCGTGGATGATGATGGCAGCCCCCGACTTACAGACGCCGCTCAGCGGGATTATTTCACCCTCAGAGCGCGAATCGAAACCGTCACAAAGCAACTGACCGGCCTACAGGACTATGTGCGTCAGGTCTGCTTAACTCCCGCCCCCTCAAAAGGTAAATAAGCCCATGTACACCACTACCGCACTCATTACGTGGGCGCTGATTGCGCTCGTCACTGGTTTCGCCGCTGGCTGGCTGGTGGGCCTGTTCCGCTGGAAAAACAGCCCTGTTAAAGCTGAGGCCGAATCAACAGCCATTCGTGACGGGTGGCAGGATGTAGAGCAACGTTTTCAGGCTCAGATTGACGAACTGAAAAACAAACTTGATGAGCAGGCTATCGCTCAGCCACAGGAGGCGCAGAGTGAAGCGCCAAAAAAGATTTAAACGATGCCCCGTTTCGTTCCAATGGGGAGCAAGCCAATAGCGAGGAAATAAAGATGCCAGATGATGTGATTGAAGATAACGGCTCATCAACAGTCGTTCCAGCCCCTGTTACTCTAACGACCGATAACACAGATGCAGTGCTTGCCAAGGTGAAAGAACTGCTGAAAGTGGCAGGCCATGACGTTGAGTCTGTATTCGACGATGTGGTGGCACTGGCTAAAAAGCTGGCCTAAGCAATCCAGGGCGTTCTTACGAGAGCGCCCGATATTGTTAATGCCTTTCCTTAAAATTGAAATCCATGAGGTTTGAATGAATGGCCGACCAATCCCACCCGGTGATTTAGTGGAAGAGTTTAAGCCCTATATATCTCTCGCTCCGGCAAATGAAATTGGCTATTGGGTTCAGGATCAGATTGTCAGCACAGAAGGGCGTCTGCATAACCCAGACCACGCGCATCTTGCAGAAGCTGACATTGGGTTTCTGTGGGCGGCATCAGCTTTTACCAAAAAAGGCCGCACGGTGCTTGGCCAGGCCGAAGAAGTGATGATGCGTGCGGGCGGCTGGCAAAAAGCACGGATGGAACAGCAGTTGTATGAATGGTTTGGCCGTAAGCCTGATTTCATTATCACCCTTGCTGCTGATTTCTGCATGAACTGTAGCGATCTGGAGTTCTGCGCGTTGGTTGAGCATGAGCTTTATCATATTGCGCAAAAAACAGACGAATTTGGCGCGCCAGAGTTTACGCGCGATGGACAGCCCAAGCTTTGCATGCGTGGGCATGACGTCGAAGAATTCACGGGTGTTGTTCGCCGCTACGGCGCCAGCGAAGAAGTTAAGCAGCTTATCGACGCTGCCAGCCAACCAGCAGAGGTGGCAAACATAGACATAGCCAGAGCGTGCGGCACGTGCATGCTAAGGCTCGCATAAACCAGGACAGAGCAGGACGGATGGTAAACTATGGCGGCGCTTAAACCGGAAATTAAAGCCTTTATAGTTCAATCCGTTGCTTGCTTTGATACGCCATCGCAGGTGGCCGAGTCTGTCCTGAAAGAATTTGGCGTGAAGATCAATCGCCAGCAGGTTGAGCAACACGACCCAACGAAGGCCAGCGGTAAGAAGTTGGCAAAGAAATGGGTGGACATGTTCAACGACACGCGCAGCAGGTTTCAGACGCAAATAGCTGACATCCCGATCGCCAATAAGGCATACCGGCTTCGGACGCTTGACCGCATGGCGACACGCACCGAAACCATGAAAAACTTTGCGCTTACTGCCCAGTTGATTGAGCAGGCGGCGAAAGAAGTGGGCGACGCGTACACCAACAAGCTGAAGGTGGAAAGCACCGGGGCAAACGGTGGGCCTATCAAAACTGAGAGCGTTTCGCTGACCTCTGACGAGGCTGCGGATCTGTATAAGAAAATGATGGGATAACTACTGGAAATAGCGGTTTCGTCACCTTTTCGGGCTATGCATTTTCGGGCCTCTTTTATGCATCGTTTATGCAGTTCGTTTTCAGCTTTTCCCTAATGAATTCATCATGAAATACGCCTTTGGAAGCTAACTGCGCGTGAGTGCTGTTTCGCCAGTGCGGGTAACATCCCTTATGTTAAATAGGGGCCGAATGGCCCCAAAATGCTGAGTTTTGTGAACTAACCGCGTGCGTTACGGCCTGGCTCATCTTCTGCTACGCGATAACGCCAATATAAATCTGAACGGACCCAGACAACATTATCTTTGGTTAACTTGAGGAATTCAGAGAGTACAGGTTTGCTTAAAACTTGATTTCCATCATTGTTCTCAATAAGAAAACCTTCTTCTTTTTTCTTAACCAGATAATCAACTACGTCATCTTGATAAAGGCATTGGTCCTTTTCTAGAACAGTTACCATCCACTCGGCAATCGATTTAGCAGTCAATTGCTGAATATTCATACTTGCTCTACTGAGTCGTGAGGAAAGCTACCAGATTCAAGTTTTTTACCTGCAAACCATTGACAAGTATAAGTATTGTCCCATTGGTAAACTTCTTGGTCTCTATTATAAGATTCACCGAGTTTCTTTATGGTCATGTCAGGGCCGCCAGATTTTAATTTCACTACATCGCCAACTTTAAATTGATTACTCATGAACATCTCCTTTTGTAAGTGTGCTTAATATGTTTCGTTTTTCTAATGATTACAATATGGAGCGATAAAAAATGCCGCTCCCGTTTTCGTTCGATTTCAAGAATCCTGACTATACGCAGGTGTTTGAATGGCGGATGGAAAGGCTACAACGCATCCGTGCTAATCCCGAAGTGCTGCCAGCGCTAAAAGAGTTCTACCGCGATAATCCTGCCCAGTTCATTATCGACTGGGGTATTACGACAGACCCGCGAAACCTTGATTACGGCCTGCCCGTGTCCATCCCGTTCCTGCTGTTTCCCAAACAGGAAGAGTGGATACACTGGATTATGGACCGCCGCGGCAAACACGAAAACGGCATTACCGAGAAAAGCCGCGAAATGGGCTTGAGCTGGACCTCAATCGGCCTGGCCTGCTCCATGTGCCTCTTCAATAAAGAAATGGTGATCGGCTTCGGTTCGCGCAAAGAGGAATACGTGGACAGTACTGGCGACCCTAAGGCGCTTTTCTGGAAGGCGCGTAAGTTCGTCGAAATGCTGCCCGTTGAGTTTCGCGGCGACTGGAGCGCGAAGAAGCACGCGCCCTACATGCGTGTTGAGTTCCCGACTACCGGCGCAGTTCTCAAGGGCGAGGCGGGCGACAACATTGGACGTGGTGACCGTACCACGCTTTATTTCGTGGATGAGGCCGCGTTCCTGATGCGTCCCATGCTTATTGAAGCCTCTATGTCACAAACCACACGTTGCCGTATCGACCTCTCATCGGTTAACGGCATGGCGAACCCGTTCGCGCAAAAGCGTCACGGTGGGCGCATTCCGGTATTCACCTTTCACTGGCGCAGCGACCCGCGCAAGGATGACGAGTGGTACCGCAAAGAGTGCGAGAAGATTGATAACCCGGTGGTCGTTGCTCAGGAACTGGACCTCAACTATGCCGCATCGGCTGAGGGCGTGTTGATCCCGAGTGATTGGGTGCAGGCCGCTATCGATGCGCATATCAAACTGGGCATCCAGCCCACTGGCAAACGCCTGGGCGCAATGGACGTGGCCGACGAGGGCCGGGATAAAAACGCTTTCTCTTCGCGTCATGGCTTCCTGCTGGAGAATATCCGCGAGTGGTCAGGCGTAGGCAGCGACATTTACGGATCGGTAGATAAAGTCTTTGGCTACTGCGAAGAGGACCGGCTCGAAGAGTTTCGTTTCGATGAGGACGGCTTAGGCGCGGGCGTG